ACAAAACGACCAAAAAGTAAGACAAGATTTCTTAGACGCGGTTAACCCTATCTTGGATGCAATCAGAAGAGACAGAGGTTTATATGACTTCCGAGTTACTGTATCGTCAGATGCTGCTGATTTAGATAGAAATCAAATGACTGGTAAGATTTATATTAAACCAACCAAATCGTTAGAATTTATAGACATTACATTCTATATTACTCCAACCGGAGCTTCTTTCGAGAATATATAATAAATAAATTATGACCCATTGTAATGATGGGTCATAATAAGCCTTAATATAAAGATATGTTAAAAAATAAAATAAGAGAAGGTATTGATGACTTTGGTACTCCTGATGAAAAGTATTACGCGTTTGATTGGGATGACAACATTGTATCGATGCCGACAAAGATAATATTAAAAGATGAAGATGGTGATGAGGTAGGAATGTCTACTGAAGATTTTGCAACGTATAGAGAAGAAATTGGTAAGGAACCGTTTGATTTTGACGGACATACTATTGTTGGGTTTGGTGAAGAACCTTTCCGATATTTTGGTGTAAAAGGAGATAGACAATTTATAATTGATTCTATGTTAGCAAAACCGGGACCGGCTTGGCCAGATTTTATTGAGGCGATTAACAACGGGTCTATATTTTCAATAGTAACCGCTAGAGGACATACACCCTCAGTATTAAAAGAGGCTTGTTATAACTATATTGTATCAAACACAAATGGTATTGATTCAGACGAATTAGTTAAAAATTTAGAAAAATATCGTGATTTAGCGGATGAAGAAAATGTTTCCAAAAGAGAAATGATTCGTGAATATTTGGATTTATGTAGATTTTACCCCGTAACTTATGGTGAAGGTTCAGCAACAAATCCGGAAGAAGGTAAAATTAAAGCGTTAGATGAGTTTTCTGAATATGTTTTAAAAATGTCTCAATACATTCAAAAACAAGCATTTTTAAAGAAAAAAATAAATAATTACTTTGTACCTAAAATAGGTTTTTCAGATGACGACTTAAAAAATGTGGATGTTGTGAAAAAACATTTTGAGAAAAATCCAGAAAATATTATTAAAACATATTCAACAGCAGGAGGAATTAAAAAAGAATATTAAAATATTTATTATTAATAACTAATAAATAAAAATTATTAAATAAACTATTAATATAAAAACTAGGATTTCTAGAATGATAGATTTTTTAATTCTAAAAGTCAAGAGAAAAAAATTAAATAGGTTATATTTATAATAAACAAGATAAAAAATAAAAATTAAAAAACAAATAGAAAATGGCTGATTTATTAATGAAAATGCCCATACCGTATGAACCAAAAAGAAAAAACAGGTTTATTGTACGATTCCCTTCTACTTTAGGGATTAATGAATGGTTCGTAGAAACGGCTGCTAGACCACATATAACAATTAAAGATATTGAGATACCCTTTTTAAATACTTCAACTTATGTTGCTGGTCGTTTTACTTGGGGAACAATTCAAGTTAAATTTAGAGACCCTATTGGACCTTCAGCGTCACAAGCTCTTATGGAGTGGGTTCGTTTATGTGCTGAGTCAGTAACTGGTCGTATGGGATACGCAGCGGGGTATAAAAAGAACATTGACCTTGAGATGTTAGACCCAACAGGTGTTGTTGTAGAAAAATGGATTTTAGAAGGTGCTTTCTTAAGTGATGTTAATTTTGATTCATTAGGTTATAGTGACGACGCAATTGCGAGTATTTCTACAACAATTCGTATGGATAGATGTGTATTAGTTTACTAAAATGTATCGAGGGTTAACACTTGAAAAAATTCGTAATTCCCCAACATTCAGTGATGAAAAATGGGTGTCAGTAAATGAACCAAAAGTATATTCTAAAATACTTAACTTAACAAAACATATGAATAGTGATTGCGAATTTATGTCTCGAATAGAATTTATAAGTAAATTAATTTCTGAAAAAAAAATATGTTTATTACATTTTGCATAAAACCCACATAACGTGGGTTTTTTTTATTTTTGAACTTTATATAAAAAAAACATATCTTATTATTTATAATAAAAAGAAAATTATATGGAACAAAATTTAATAGATGCTGGAACACAAAACTTCAGTTTACCACACGATGTGGTTCAACTACCAACAGGAGGAGTTTTTTATAAATCAAAAAAGAAATCTGTCAAAATTGGTTATTTAACAGCGAATGATGAAAATTATTTAATTGGTGCTAGTCGTAGTAGTGAAAATATTATATTGAAATTATTACGAAATAAACTGTATGAACACGACTTACGTCCTGAAGAACTTTTAGATGGTGATGTTGAGGCGATTTTAATATTCTTAAGAAATACGTCATTTGGTTCTGAATATAGTATTAATTTAATTGACCCTGGTACAGATAAACCATTTGTTGGTACTGTTGTATTAGATGAATTAAATATTAAAAAAACAGAGGTTAAACCGGATGAGGATGGTACATTTACAACTAAATTACCAAGAACGGGAGTTACGGTAAAATTAAGACCAACAACTTTTTACGACACAATTGAATTAGATAAACAGGAGGAACAATATCCAATTGGTAGACAAGCCCCAAAAATTACTTGGAAATTATTAAAACATATTGTTGAGATTGATGGTGATTCGGATAGGTCAAATATTAGTTTATTTGTTGATTCAATGCCAATTATGGATTCTAAATACATAAGAAGTTTTTTAAGAGAAAATGAGCCGTCATTGGACTTAAAAAGAAGTGTAATCGCCCCTTCAGGAGAATTGGTATCTTTCGAGATTACCTTTGGGGTGGACTTTTTTCGACCTTTCTTTTAATCATAGACAATTATTAATTGAGGAATATTTGTATTTGGCTCAATCAATACACGTATCATATTCGGATTTCCACTTAATGCCGACATATTTTAGAAAACACTTAATAAATCGAGTAATCGAGAATAACACACCAAACTAGTGATTTAAAAACTATGTTTGGTGTATTTATTTATAAACACATTTAATTATGGCAGATATAACACCGGGAACACCGGGAACACCAGCATCCGGAGACGCAACAAGAGGATTGGGAGAAGCTATTGGTTCTAATTTTAATCCTGAGACAATTGCTAAAGTAGTATTAACACTTGATAAAGCGTCAAGTGAAATGCTTAAATCGTTTGGTCGAGGTCAAGAGATGGCGGACATATTACGTATTAGTATGTCTAATTCCGTTACTGAAGTTAGAAAATTAGGTGGTGATATTGCCGATGTTCTTGCAACTCAAAAAGCCGCTTCTGAGGCATTAGGGAGAAATGTTATATTATCTGAAAAAACAACTAAAGATTTATACGCTACGTTTAAAGTAACGGGTGTTGAAGTTGGTAAAGTTGTTGCTGGTATGGCTGACGTTGGTATTTCATCGGTAAAAGCAACTAATGAAATGTTAAAAGTTGTTAATGTTGCAAGAGAGTCGGGAGCAAATGCTCAAGCTGTGTCGGCTAAAGTTATTGATAATATGAACGCACTTAACAAATATAACTTTGCTGGTGGTGTTGAAGGATTGGCTAAAATGGCTGCTCAAGCAACATCATTAAGAATTGATATGTCTCAAACATTAGGTTTTGCGGAAAAAGTATTTAATCCTGAAGGGGCGATTGAGGTTGCTGCGGCTATGCAAAGATTAGGTGTCTCTCAAAGTGCATTATTGGACCCATTAAAATTAATGGATTTATCTCAAAACGACCCCGCTGAATTACAAAATCAAATTGCTCAAATGAGTAAACAATTTGTTCAGTTAGGTAAAGATGGTCATTTTGAAATTATGCCGGGAGCAAAAAGACAGTTGAGAGAAATTTCAAGTGCTATGGGTATATCTTACGACCAATTAACCAAAATGGCGTTAGGTGGTGCGGATTTAGATAAGAAGTTAAAAGAAATAACATTTCCAAGTGCGACTGAAGACCAAAAGAAAATGATTGCCAATATGGCGGAAATGGGTGAAGGTGGAACTTATGAAATCAAAACTGCATCAGGAGATACAAAAAAAGTTAGTGATTTAACACCTGAAGAAATAAAGGCCCTTGAAAAAATGGCAAGTGCCAAACCGGAGTCAATGGAAGATTTGGCAAAACAACAATTATCTGCAACTCAATCTATTGCCGCGGCAATTAATAGTTTAGGAGATAGAACAGGTTTAGGTTTAGCAAGTAGTAAAACTGCGGGTGGGATATTAAAAGCAACAAGAGCTGTTGCTACGGCAGGTTCTGAAATACCGGGAGAGGGATTATCGGCAAAAAATATTGGAAAAGGGATTGATAAAGCGGCGGATACATTAACCGGAGCTGTTGCGGAATATGCAAACACAGGAAAAATATCTGCTAATTTAGGAACAATTATGAGTGATTTTGGTAGTTTTATTAGTAAAGAACTAACGGATTCATTTTCAAACGTTAAAGCACAAGCAGATAAACTAGATAAAGAATTTCCATTATTTGGTGATATTGCTAGAGCAACACAAGTCGCTATGGGTACCGCACAACCTAGAAATGCAACATCAAATATACCAACAGGTAGTGTGGGGACAAATAGTATGAATGGTGCACAATCATCGACTCAGAAATCAACAATGGATGTTAATTTAAATGTTAAGGTGGATTCTAATTCTTTAAATATTGATACAAAACAAATGGAACAAATTTTAACAAATCCAGCGTTTATGGAAAAATTAACAGTTAGTGTTCGAGATGGTATGGCTAAAATGAATCCTGTTAAATAAAAATGAATCACATTAAAAATAGGTTATTAATCTATTTATAGTAAAAGAAAAAAAATATGCCAAATAGTACATTATCGTTTGCTTCATCATCTTCATTTAGAGATATTTTATTGGCTAAAAATTTAGTTCCATACAGTGTTATTGGAGTGTATACACCTTCGGCCGGAAATATTAATACTGAAACGTCTTTAAACGCTTTTAATGTTATTGATTCTCCAAATGATTTAATTGCTAATGACCCATTTGCTCAATTATTATATCCGTTAAACGAATATGGTCCTTTGGGTGGATATAATTTAAATATAAATTTTAATGGTCCCCCACTTCCGGTTAACTCAAATCAGGGTGAGTATGGTCCAAACGATACTGTATTAGATTTAGTTAATGAATTTTTTATTGATGCTGCTTATATAGATAATTACTATGGTCCTGTTGGCGGGTTTAATGATATGTACGGGGTTACAACTCAGATATTGGGTCAACCTATACATCAACCTTATTTACCGACAAATTTTATTCCGTCATCGTATTCTCCTTATTCAATTTTATTATCAACAAATCCAACGGGTAGTGATGGTTCATTGTCTCAGGATTCATATTTGGCAAGATTAGGTGCGACATATTTAAATCAGTTATTTCAAGATAGAATTAACAGAGAAATTTTTATTAACACTGTTGGACAGGTTAATTTACAATCATTACAAGACCCTTTTGAGGCTAGTTTAATTGTTACGGGGCAAGAACCTTTAATATATAAAAATTGGAAGATTACGTCACCGGAAGACCCAATTACAGCGGCGGCGGACTTAATTACAAGATTAGGTGGTGCGTATTGGCCTGTTTCATTAATTCCTGGTGATTATTTTACTGATAACACTCGAAATGGTCAAACACAACAAACATCAAATGCGTTAAATGTTGTTAATCAATTAACGGGTGGTTTTTTAGGTCCAATATTAAATAGTAAAAGAAACCCTTCTGAGATATTTTTAGCAAATACTGGAAATGGACAAAGGTCTGCGTTATTTAAAAATATTAATTATAACCGTTATCAACCAAGTTATAAAAAAGATTATGGTGGGTTATTAGGTATTGGTCAGGCAATCGTTAGTTTAATAAATCCTGATAATGGAACCTTAGTTGGTGGTTATTATGTTGGTAGTAGAAATGCTGAACCATCAACAATAACTTCGCCTCCAAATCAAGTTCCGGTTAACGCCTTTGGTCAACAGGAAGAAGTTCCCGTGTATGGTCCATCGGAAATGGGTATTTTATTTGAGGGTAATCAAGATACCCTTAAATTTGGTTTAGCGGCAAAATCATTAAGTGATGGTGGAGGTATTGATGGACAATTTGTTTGGACATCGCCAAAATACAAACCAAATGCTGGTTTTCACGCAACACCAGGTGGTGGTTCAGGCTCGGCTGATGGAGAATTCAATCTAATTAGTAGTAATTATCTTAAAGACGAATCAACAAATTTTACATTTAAGAAAACGTCAATTTTAGATGAAACTCAAAGATTAGTAAATTCGGCGGATAACGTACAAGGGATTTCAAGATTAAAACACGTTGGGAATGCTATCAATCAAGTTAGTAAAGTATTTCACGATGGATATAAAGAAATAACAAAAGGTTCTCAAGTTGTTTCTTATACTGACCAAACAACAGGTGGTGAGGCAGGAATTGAGTATTGTAGAGTTTTTACTAAAGATACACCATACTATACTTATAATGATTTACAAAAAACCGATGGTATTACAACATCCGGAAGAAAATTTGCATCTTCTGTATTTGATAATACATTTAATTTAAATATTTCACCAACAAGAAATCCGGGGTCAACAAATATTGTTGCTGATGGTCCTAATGGAATTGGGGGGTATGCTAAAAAATATATGTTCTCAATTGAGAATTTGGCTTGGAGAACATCAAGTAAACAAGGGTTTACTTATGATGAATTACCTGTTTGTGAAAAAGGACCAAATGGGGGTAGAGTAATGTGGTTTCCACCTTATGATATAAAATTTACAGATACAAGTAATGCTAGATGGAATGAAACTTCTTTTTTAGGTAGACCTGAACCAATATATACATATAAAGATCCTCGAAGAACCGGAACATTGAGTTGGAAAATTATTGTTGACCACCCTTCTGTTATGAATGTTCTTGTTGAAA